TGACCCGGCCGACGCGGGGAGCGAGTTTGTTATCCGCACTGGCCCACCCTACCGCGTTGTGGAGCGGATTGCCCCAGGCGCTTTCGATGAGGCCCTCAAGGCGGATGTCTTGGCGCTCTACAACCACGCCAACGACAACATCCTGGGCCGCAAGGGTGCAGGCACACTCCGCCTGTCGGTCGATGCCCGCGGGTTGCGGTATGAGATCGACCCGCCGAATAGCGACATTGGCCAACGAGTCGTTGAAGCGGTTCGGCGCGGCGATGTTGCCGGGGCCAGCTTCGGCTTCGCGCCGGTGGAACAGTCGTGGACGGACTCGCCAGGGCTGCTGATCCGCGAGCTGAAGCGGGTTCGGCTCTATGACGTGGGGCCGGTGAACAAGGGCGCGTATCCCTCGGCCAGTGCCTCGGTGCGATCCCTGGACGGGCTGGACGAGGCCCTGGACGAGATTGACCGCCGCTATCATGCCGCCAAACTCCGTCGCCGCATCGCGGCCGATCTCGCGGCCGCTGGACTCCCCACCCGTTGAAGCACTCGATCGTCACCACCCACTTCCCACATCTCCGGGGCCACATATGCCGACGCTCGCCGAACTGAAGACCAAAGGTAGCCAACAAGCCACCGAGATCCGCAAACTCGCGGACAAGATGAATGCCGAGGGGTACGCACCCACGGCCGAGGACGAAACCAACTGGCGCAAGGCCAACGACGACTACAACGCCACCCTCCGCGCGGCCGAGAGGGAAGAAGCCGCGGAGAAGGCCGCGAACTACTGGCGGGATGGCGACCCGGAGAAGCGGAAGGCCGTTTTGCCGGACAAGACCGGCGGTGAGAATCGTGGAGCCGAACCGACCGACGAGGAGCGCTCGCTGGCATTGCAAGCGTGGGTTCGCCATCAGATGGACGCGGACCTGAGCGACGAACAGCGATCCGCCTGCGAACGGCTCAAGTTCAACCCGGCACGCCAGCAACTCAATATCTCCCTGCTCGACACGCGCAGCTACGGGAGTCTCCAGCGCGAGTACCGGAACGCTCGCCCGAACGTGGCGGCAGACGCTTGCGAGCGGCTCGAACTCCGCACCATGTCCGCGTTCAGCGGCCCGTCCGGTGCCTACCTCCGCGCTCCGGGGAGCCTGGTCCGGCGGCTCGAAGTGAACATGCTCGCGTTCGGTGGCGTGGCACAGGTCGCCGAGGTGATTACCACGGCCACCGGCGAGCGGATGAGCTGGCCCACGGCGGACGACACCGGGAACGAAGGGGAGATGCTCGGCGAGAATCGCCCCATCGGCACTGGGACCGATCCCAAGGGGGGCCTCGTCCACTGGGACGCCTACAAGTTCTCGACCAAGCCGGTCGTCATCCCCTACGAGTTGCTCGAAGACGAGCAATTCGACCTGCCCACTTTGATCGGCAATATGTTCGGCGAGCGGCTCGGCCGCATCCGTAACCGCCTGTTCACGCTCGGCACCGGGGCGAGCCAGCCACGCGGGATTGTCAACGCCGCGAGCTTGGGACGATTGGCCGCATCCGCTACGGCCATCGCGGCGGATGAACTTTTCGACCTGCAACACTCGGTCGATCCGTCCTACCGCACCGGTGCGGGGTGGATGATGCACGACAACATCGTGCTGGCCATCCGCAAGTTGAAGGACGGCCAAGGGCAATACCTCTGGCAGAGCGGTATCGCCACGGGCACCCCGGATCGGCTACTCGGCGATAGCCTGACGATCAATCAGCACATGGCGAGCAGCATCGCCACCGGGCAACGAACGATCCTGTACGGTCAGCTCTCAAAGTACAAGGTTCGCCGCGTGAATGGGCTGCGGTTGTACCGCCTCGAAGAGCGTTTCCGCGATAACGACCAGGACGGTTTCATCGGCTTTGTCCGGGAGGACGGGAACCTGCTTGACGCGGGAACCGCTCCCATCAAGTTCCTTCAACAAGCGTAACTCACTATGAAAATCAAACTCTTGGTCAGCTTGGCGACTGAACGCCGCGGCTATGCTCCCGGCGATGTGGTCGAGTGGCCCGACGCGGACGCCGCCCGGCTCATCACGGCGGGCTATGCCGAGTCGGCCGAACCCGAGCCGAAACCGGCGACCCCGGCTCCCAACAAGAAGTAACCCTCTCCCGCCGGTCCTCGGCGGCCACCGGCGGGCAATCGGCCCGCATCCCCTGACACCCTACGGGCCAACCTATGATCCCCGGTTTCCTTGCAGAAGAAGTGCGAATCACTCGGGTCGAGAACGCCGCCGCTGCGGGCACGTCCGAACTCCGGACGGATGTTCTCGACATGGCCGGTTGGGATGGCGTCGTGTTCGTCGCCCTACTCGGCGATGTCACCGCGACTTCGGTGCTGACACTGACCGCGTTCACCAACACGGCGAACAGTGACAGTACACCGACGCCGGTCGCCGTTCCGGGGGGGGCCACCACGACGTTCACCGCCGGGGCCAGTGACGCCGACAACCGGCTGCTGGTTGTGGACGTGCTCCGTCCGGCTCAGCGGTTTGTGTTTGCGAGCTTGACTCGCGCCACGGCCAACGCGGCGGTTGATGGCATCATTGCCATCCAATACCTCGGCCGCATCTCCCCTTCAATTCAGCCTGCCAGCGTACTCGCTCTGGCCAAGGCCGGGCCGATTGTTTGATCCGCTGTCTCGTGTGTTATCTGGCTATTGGTTAGGGGCCAACTTATGGGCGGGATCAGCGTCCGAACTCTGACTGGCCCCACCGACGAGCCGGTGACACTCGCCGAGGCGAAGGCGCACCTTCGCGTGGATCACGACGCCGAGGATGCTCTCATCCGTCGCCTAATCCGGGCTGCTCGGCTGGCGTCGGAGCGGTATACCGGCTGCCTCTGGCTCGCCCAGACCGTGGAGTTGGGCTATCCCCCGGCCGAGGTCCGCCCTGGTCGGCCGCTTCCGCTCCCGGTCGCCCCACTCCGAGCCGTGGTCGCAGTTCGATACCTCGACGGGGCCGGGCAACTCCAGACTCTGGCCCCCGAGCGGTATCAATCCCGGCTCGCCTCGAACCCACCACTGCTCGCACCCGCTCGCGGGCTGGGGTGGCCGACGCTCGACTTCACGGCCCTGGAACCCTTCCGCGTTGAAGTGGATGCGGGCTACCCCTCGCGGGATCAGGTGCCGGACGACTGCAAGGCTGCCATCCTGATCGCGGTTGCCCATCTCTACGCCGAACGCGGGGACGCCCCCGAATCGGCAGACCTACCTGCCACTTCTCGCCGCCTGCTCGATCTCCTGGGGCCGGGCGGCTACCACTAACACCCGGCCAAATCCATGAGCGCGAAAAGCAACACGTTTGAGAACGAGTTCCTGGCCCACATCTTCCAGAACGCGGCCATCACCCTGCTCGGCGATGCCGCGGGGGTGCTCGGTAGCTCGACTGCTGGCAGTCTGTTCATCAGCCTGCACACCGCCGACCCCGGCGAGGCCGGGAACCAAGCGACGAGCGAGGCCGCTTACACCGGCTACGCCCGCGTTGGGGTGGCCCGCAACAACACGGCCTGGACGGTCACCAACGGCGTGGCCACCAACGCGGCGGACGTCGTGTTCGGAGCCTGTACCGCGGGCACCTCGGCAGTGACCCATGTGGGGATCGGCTGTAGCAGCACGGGCAACGGCAAGCTGCTCTACAAGGGGCAGATCACCCCGAGCGGCGGGACGGCCGGGCAACCGCTCAACGTCTCGGTGGGCATCACGCCCCGCATCCCGGCCGGGCAGATCAGCACTTCCGAAGACTAACCGGCAACTGGCCCCATCCAATCCAATCCGACAGGGGGCAGTATGCCCATCAGCTCGGCCGCCCTGCTCGCGGCCATCCAGTCGGACCCGGCCTTAGCTGCCTGGGCAGCGGGCGGGGACGATACCAGCATCGCCAACGCCCTGAATACCGTGCAGTCCGGTATCACGCTCCCTCGTACCGCGGTGCCACGCGGCGAGATTGCCACAATGGTGCTGATGCACAACGCCTACCCGGCACTCCGGGACACGGCGGCTGGCAGCGGCCCGTTCGCTACACTCGCCTGGTTTGCTCTGGGGTTCCTCGCGGATTCGGGGAGCACGCTCAACTTCGCCGATCCGTCTACGCCCCCCTTCGTCGCAGCACTCGACGCCGTGAAGCCGGGGCTGGGAACTGCCATCGCCGCTATCGGGCAACGTCCCGCGAGCCGTGCTGAGCAGCTCGGTGGCGACGGCTATCGGGTCACCCACACCGACGTTTCCGCCGCACTATTGCCCACGCGGGAGGCCCTGTAATGCCCACTGAGCTACGGTCAAAGGTCGGCACCCCTCAGCAAATCTACAACGCCAGTGGCCTATCGAGCGGCGGCGGGGTTGATGGTTCGCCCGTGTACAACTGGGATGGCGGCGGAAACCCGTCGCCAGGTTGGCCCTGGTGTACCGTGTTCCTGAATACCGCGTCGATTGGCTCAGCACGATCAAGCGGGGCGAACATCCAGATTTACTTTCGCCGGGATACCTTTTCGGGGGCACCGGCGGAATCGACTGTCCCGTCCCGTCCGCCTGATGTCACGTTTTGGCTGCCTGCGGATACGACGGCCCAGATTGTTGCGATTCGCGCCCCGTTCCCCCACGGGAACTTCACCCCGCGGGTTGTCAACAATACCGGACAATCTCTCGGCAGCACAACGATACACATCCGACCGGAAACCGACGAGGGCTATGACCCCAACGCGGGCAACCCCTACTAGCGGAGGCTGGTATGTCGTGGCCTCTCGCGTTGCCTGGGCCGCTCGATCTCGCGGCCGCAAGCCGGACTCCGCTCCCGTTCGACTTCGGGCCACGCGGGTTCCTCTGGCGAGCCGATTGTCAAACCCCAGGGGCGCAGCTCCAGCCACTGTTTGGGGCACCGCGACCATTCACCCTGACGTTGACCAGCGTCACCACGGCTCGCCCGTGGGACGGGCCACCGCCCCCCGGCTACGCTCGCTCGGTCTGGGGCGGAATCAGTCTCGCCGGCTCGGAGCTGTTCGCCAGCGCCGCCGAAGCCAACGACGCGATCTACTGGGTGTATCTCCGCACACGCGGCAGCAGCAACATCCTCGCCGGGACTCGTGGCAATCCGACCTTCCTGAGCTATGTACCTTCCTCGCTCAGCTTCGGCTCTGCGAACTGGTCCTCGGTATCGGCGGCTCAGTATTGGCTCTACGCGGTGCGGGGTGGGCGGGCGAGTACCTATGCTTTCGATGACATTCGCCCGCCAAACTCGACCGAAGTCGGCACCCCGCTCGGAGCCGTCCCGACTACTGTGGCGTTCGGGGGCGTCAACGCCACGAACGCCCAGGAGATCGCGGCATGCGGCGTCTGGAACCGGCCACCTGGCACCGGCCTCGACTGGCACACCGCGAGCGGCGCGGTTAGCCCCTGGGGGCAGTTCGTGGGCTGGGTGCTCGCGGGGATGCCCACACTCCCGCGGCAACGCGGCGGACAAGGGCCAGCACAACAACGAACATTCGCAACTCTCGTTCCGGGCAGTCCCGCAGCACCCGTAACCTATGGCGATGGCTCGGCTTCGTTCGCGGGCACGGCGGCACTCGCGGCGACACTCCAGGCGGTCAACCTGGTCAACGGCTCGGCTTCGTTCGCGGGCACGGCCACACTCGCGGCCACCGGCGTGGCCTCGGACCCGAATAGCCTCTCGACGACACTCGCAGGCGTGGCCAGTCTGGCTCCGATTCTGGCTGGCAGGGGAGCGATTTCCGCCAGTTCCGCCGGGCAGGCTCTCGCCAGTAGCGGAATCGCGGCCAGGGCCGAGCTAGTAGCGGATCACTTTGGCACGGGTACGCTCGCGGCTACCGGCGCGGCTTCGGCCAGCATGACGGCCGCCGCCACTGGCGGGGCATCGACCACGGCCCGGATCGGCGCTTCGGCACTGGCCCACAGTGCCGCACTCGCCGGGGCTGCCGGGGTTACTGCCTCGCCCGGTGCGGATGCTCCGATCCGGGTTGCGGTTCTGCCGTC